CAGTTGAACATACAAAATTACCTGGGTTATCTTGCTGTAACATCATCCACATAGCCTTTACATAGTCTTTCGCGTGGCCCCAATCTCTAGTAGCGTTTAAATTGCCTAATGGTAAATTAGCTCGGGTTCCTTTATAAATTTCAACCGCGCATTTAACTACTTTATTGGTAACAAAAGTTATACCCCTACGCGGAGATTCGTGATTAAATAGAATCCCATTACTAATAAACATATTATAGCTATTTTTATAATTATTACATATATTATATGAAAATACTTTTGCGCAACCATATGGAGACACCGGTGACATTGGGGTTGACTCTCTTTGATAACCATCAGAATCTATATTATTACCAAACATTTCACTAGAAGATGCTTGATAAATTTTTATGTTCGGGTTTATTTGTCTTACAGCTTCAAGCAAATTTAATGTACCTAAGCCCGTAGTACAAGCTGTGTAGTGAGGGTTATCAAAACTAACTCTAACATGAGATTGTGCAGCTAAATTATATATTTCATCAGGTTGAATTTCTTTAATAATATTAATCAAGGATAACGGGTCTGTAAGATCACCGTATCTTAAATTTATTTTATCAAAAATATGATTAATTCGTGAAGTTTGATTAGATGACGAGGAATTACGTCTTATCAACCCCCATACATCGTAACCTTTCTCTAATAAGAGTTCAGATAAATATGAACCATCTTGACCAGAGATTCCTGTAATTAAAGCCTTTTTCATTTTCTCTTTAAAAGCATAAAGTTATTATCTAAGAATTTACTTTTGTTATTAATTATTTCAAATTCCGGTATAACCTCTTCTACCATATTATAGAAATTATGCTGAGAAAAATTTTCTATAAAGAAAATATATCTACTAGAAAGTTTAGCCATATTAGATAAAAAGAGCTTAGCGCGTTCATATGATAAATGCAACATTACTGCTTGAGTATATACAAATTCATATTTTTTTGTTGTATCGATATTTTTAGTTAAATCCTGTACGAATAATGTCTTGTTAAATTCATATTTATCTAAATTATAATACTTATAGCCTAAGTTTATTTGAGATTGACTATAATCACAACCTGATATATCAGCATGTGGTAATATTTTAGATATATTAATTAAATGATGCGCACAACCACAGCCACACTCAAAAATCGAGTTTGGTTTTAATTTAAAGACATGATAATATAGCTCCTTCCAATTTGGGTGTAAGTTATCTTCAAAATATATATTATTAGAATCAGTAGTAAAATCTTTAATTATAAGATCTAATTTATCTTCTATTTCTAATTCTTTAGTTACTTGTCTCTCGTATTCTGTTGTATATGTATCCCAGTTGAAGTCGTCTGTGGTTTTCATTATTAATTGCTACAGTAATATTTAAACACCAGCTATATCGATGCAAGTACCCTTATTCATTTACTATATTTGCTATAAATTTTATGTCTTCTTCCGAAATATCTTGATGATTAGGTATATAGAACCCCTGAGTATCCACAAGCTCGCAATTAGGGAAACTCTTATTGTGTTCTCTAGTAATGTATTTCTTAATAAAAGGGTTTTTATGCATTGCTCCTGCTATTAATGGTCTAACCTCTACGTTATTTTTTTGTAATTCAGAAACAATACTACTTCTGTTTTCCGCAATCACAGGATATGTGAAGTTAGATATAAAGTCATTCGTTCTTTCTTCTAAATTTAGTTTATTATTTGTAATATATTTTTTATATAATTTATAATTCGTGTTTCTTTTTATTTTATAATTATCTAATTTATTTATTTGACGTAAACCTATAAATGCTTGCAAGTCAGTACTACGTACATTGAAGCCCGGGTAAAAAAATGTATATAAACTCGAGAAGTCATCTACATTATACTTATCTCTCCATAAAGTTTGTACATCCTTATCACAGTCTCTATCCCATCCATGACTTCGCATGCTTAATAATAAATTATAAAAATCCTTATTATCGGTATTAATAAAACCACCTTCTATAGTAGATAGATGATGACCGAAGTATAGAGAAAAACATGAAGCTAAACCAAACGACCCTAATTTGCGATTGTTATATTCCGAACCCATTGACTCACAAACATCTTCAAGTAATATAACATTATATTTATTACATAGATCGATTATTACATCCATTTTTGGTACAAAACCTAAAACAGATACTAGCATAAGCGCAGCAGGTGTTTCTTGTATAAATATTCTCTCTAATGATTCTATATCAACGCTTAAATCATCTAAATTACAATCAACTAAAGATACATCATAACCTAATAAATGCGGAGACGAAACATCTGTTGCCCAGCTTAAATTTGGAATAACTATTTTATTGTTTTTTAAAAAATTATACGAGGATGGTCCATTCTCAATTTCAAAGTATTTTAGAGCTGCTAGTGTTAGTAGTAACGCAGAAGAACCAGAATTAACATACACGCTATAATTAGTACCTATTTTTTTTGCCCAGGCATCTTCTAATTCCTTTGTCAGATGTCCTTTAGTTAATCTTGGTATGGGCTCTTGATTGAGCCATTCGATTAAATTATTAATATCTGCCCTATCTATTGTATCACTAACTAAATTAATCATTATTTAATATATTACTATAAATCCAATCCTCTGCAAGAGTATATTTTCTAGCTAAATTAAAATTCTCTTTTATAATGTCAAGCCTATCGTTATAAAAACTATCTGTACATTTTTTTAATTTCTCCTGCAATTCAATTAAATCATTAAAAATAACCATACCATCTGTATTGAAAAAATCTCCAATAGAAGGACACCCCCAGTATATAGGTATAGTACCTGTAATAAACGAGTCTATTAATTTTTCTGTAAACCAATAGTCCTTTCTTACATTCTCAATAACAAAGTGATATCTATAATCCCGTAATCCTTGTATTTTATTTTCTATAGGTTCATAACCCGCCCCAAATACATCAATTTTATTGTTAGATTTTGAAATTATTTGATGTCTTAGTTTATGCCCTATAGTTTGTTTTTTGTTTGAAGATATTATAGAAAATGTTTTAGTTTTTTTATGGATTGCTCTATCATTATTCTCAATCCAACAACCACCAAACGGGTAAAATGTTGCGTTAGGAATCGTATTGAGAAGTTCTCGGTCATATGTCCATACAGATTTAAACTTCTTGTAATTTTTCCTTACAAAACTATACCCTGCAGATTTAATTTCTTCTGGTTCTATCAACCAAGCTATAGATTTACTAGATACCGCGGATGGTATATTATTATCAGTATAGATAACAGTTTCGTTTATTGAGTCTCTTCTCAGCCATTGTATATGCTTTGCCTTATTAATAATAGGCAGAGGGTTACTACTGACTTCGCAATGGGAAAATGTAGAATCTACTAAATTAATTTTCATAAAACCATCCAACTTTGAGGTATTATATCTTTTGCGGTATAATGACTATAAGCCGCCCCAAACCACTTACTAGGTGCTACAACTTTCTTATCTGGATGAGAGTTCATCCATGCTCCCCACCAGCTGAAACTACTATTAACTATAATATTATCCTTACATTTTGACATTGAGTATAAATCTATGAACGGGTTATTATTTTCACTAAAATAAACGTTTTTATTATCTTTATATGTTGATTTACACCATACAATATCATCTGAGAAAAACAAGTAGTTTTTATTTTTAGTGTGCTTAATTGCTTCTTTATAATAATCAGATGGTTGTATGGGGTGATGTTGAGTTTTTTTAAGGTAATCCCCTCTCCTTACATGTATAGAGGTCGTTTCTCCTGGGTCTATATTTAAATTCTTAAAAAAGATATCGCTTTTGTTAATTATATCTTCTTTAAACTTAAGATTATCTAAAATTAAAGATCTACAAAAACTAAAATATCTTTCACTTTGAAAATACCCGTGCAAATTAGTATTATCTGATATTTGAAAAATATCAGATCTATAATCCATACCATTATATTCAAAATTATATTTTGTTGTATCTGTTTTAAAAATAGGGGTAGTTATATCAAAGCCGTCAAATATAGAATAATTATAATTCTCATAACTAGGCTCATAGTATGTATCATGTTTCGGTATTAAAACATCGTAACCAGTTTTATAGCTCACTCCTAGTAGAGTAGAGTACTGGAATAGAGTATTACCTAAATTACCAAATCTACCTAATTGTCTAAACGTTATCATATGGTTTTAATAAAATCTTCAAAAGGTATATAATCATACCATTCATTAGCTTTAGAGTTTTTGGTGCAAGAAATCACCTGTATACCAGTTCTTTTAAGTATCTCAGCGCCAAGTCGCCAAATATTTAATATATCTGGTTCATTGGGTTTTCCGAAATGAATGCCTTTTCCGAAATATTTCGGACTGAAATGATTTATATCTGTATCTGCGTGTGATGTGTATTCTTCTCCCACAGCTCCAGTACGTGTAGTTATATCTATATTACTTTGTTTATCGTCTTGATACCGACAATCACACCCAACAAAGGCAATCCTACTATAACCAAGCGCAGCTAAAACCTTAATACCGCAAAATCCAGCATTAGCTCCTCCTGTACTACTAGACCAATGATCATTGACAAACACCGGAAAATATGCTTTATCGTGGGGTATCAATTCCTTATTAGGATAAAGGTTATTATATCGTATACGTAGAAACGCTGCGTATGCTTCAGGGTCATTCAAAGCTTGAAGATCTGGCCAGAGATAATATACCTTCTCACTACCAACAAGCATTTCGTCACTTGACACTATATCACCGTCTTGATAAGAATCTTTATGAGTATAATATTCATTATTGAGTGTATCTGTGAAAAAGAATTTTTCTATATTACTATTAAGTATTAAATTATTAATATCTTTATAAATTGATCTAATATCATTACTGTCAATCGCAAGATAATACGTGGGGTCGAAACCCCAATCTTCAAATGCTATATAAGCTCGATTAAACGTTATAGTAGTATGGTCTTTGAGTAAAGATACATCTATATCTCTCAAACTAGGACCTGTACCTATAACAAATGCTGTCTTCCCTCGTGATAGTTCTACCCCTTCTCTATGATTCATATTTATTGACTATCTCTATAAACATAATTATTTCAGTCTCACTAATACCCAAGCTTGGTCTAAAACGAATACACCTTTCTCCTGTAGGGTTAGATAAAATTTTATTGCTAAACAAATAATTATAAAATTTATCCCTATTCCCTGTCGTTTCGAATTTAGCAGACATAATTAACCCTTCATTTTCAAAGAGAAAATTACTATTATTCTTTAATCCTTGTTTAATAACATTAGCTGAGTTATTAACATTATCTAATATATTATATTCTTTAAATGCGTTCATTATATACACACATCTAAGCATATCTACTATATCTCCATCCCAGGTGCAACCTAATGTATCAGACATATTAGGCATGCTATACTTTTTAGATGTTGCGATACCAGAAATTTGAGTTCGCTTACCATATATTAGTATATCTGGTATTATATCCAGGTGCTTATAATACCATTGTTTACCTGTTGCTCCAAAGCCTACTTGTATTTCATCAAAGATTAAAGGTATATTAAGAGTATCTGCTAACAACCGTAGAGACATAATATCCTTTTTATCCCAAAATTCATCTCCATATGTACATTTAATTGGCTCTACTAATATACCAGCAACATCTGGTATCATGTCTTTTGCATGTGTGGGGTTTTTTAATAAAAAGTTTAAAGAGTCCTCCTCTAAACAGTAATTATTTGATAGTATGTTTGATGGTAAATAATTTAATCTTGATTCTGTAGTAGAAAATTTGTCTGTAAGAAATGTTGTAAAGCCATATATACCGTGAAAAGACTTTTTGAATGTAAGTATTCGTTTTTTTCCTGGGTTATGGAAATATGCGCATTTACATGCTGCTTCAACTGCAAGAGCTCCTGTAGAACAATAATGAGTATTGTGGAAATCAGTAATCCATTCTTTGAAAGAATTATCAAAACGATTATATACTTCAGTTTTAAACGCTTTATTAGATGTTTTAATTTTACCTATAGTAATAATATCTCGTTCAAACTCTCTATCAAAAATAGGGTGATTATACCCTAATGGTAAAGAGGAAAACATACAAAACAAATCTAAGAAATATTCTTTAGATTTATTATCATATATAAAAGAATTTTTACTTAAATTATAATTTAAATCTATATCAAATACTGGTTTCATTATTTTTAAAGTATATATTAATAATTTCCTCTACCTTTATAAAATTTTCTAATGTATGTATGTTAAATGAAGTAGCATTTGATCTCCAAAAAATCTTATTATCCTTTTTTTGTAAAATACATACTAAACTATTATTAATATTTTTCTTATCTTTTTTAAGAGCAGCAAAAAATAAAGCTTTTTGTTCTTTTGTAAGAATAACTTCTGGTAGATTAACATTTATAATATTTTGATTAAAATTATATGTAGTAGAATCTATAAACTCTAGATTTAAAGATATAAAATTAGCTATAGACATACCCATGGTAACAGCTTGACCGTGAGATAAATTATAATCAGTCGCTGTTTCTAATGCGTGACCAAATGTATGACCGAAGTTATTAATTTGACGTACACCAGTATCGAACTCATCTTTTTCTATAGTTTTCTTTTTAATAGATAGGCACTCTTCAATATAGTTATCGATAGTAGGACTTAACTCTAACAAGTTATCATAGTCAGAAACAAAAGTATGTAATAATTTACTATTACCTATAAACAAAAAATGTAATATTTCCCCTAGACCAGATTTAATTTGTTGAATAGGTAGGGATTTTAAGAAATCTGAACAGCAAAATATTTTTTTAGGTGGATAAAAATTACCTAATAAATTTTTTATACCTTTGAAGTTAATAGAACTCTTACTACCTATACAACTATCTGCTTGAGATAATAAAGTAGTTGGTACGAAATACCAACTTATACCTCTAAATAGAGTAGAAGCAATAAAACAAGTTATATCTTGAGTTATACCACCACCGACTGCTATCAATACACAGTTCTTTTTTATATTTTTTTCTATTAAAGAGCTTATAATAGAAGAGGAATACTCTAAATCTTTATTACACTCTTCTGCGGTAATAAATATTACATTTTTTGCATCTTTAAAGAGATCAGGATTATATTTTTCAACCTCTCTATCTACGATGAAAAAGCTTTTTTCATCGGGTGTAATAGTATCTTTTATATTTTGTTTAAATACTACTTCATATTTACCTCTATATGATTTTATTTTCATGTTGTACAAAAACCTCCATCAACTATTAAATCTTGGCCAGATATATATGTATTTAAATCACTGCATAGGAATATTATAGCGTTTGCTATCTCTTTAGTTGTTGCTAAACGATTTAGCGGTATTTCTTTTTTAATTTTATTCATACCTTCTATTCCTAATGTTTTTTCCGTTAGCTCAGTCATAGTGACCCCTGGTGACACACTATTAACTAATATATTATATTGCGCTAACTCAGACGCCATGCCTAACGTAAGACCTTTAACTCCAAACTTACTAGCAGAATACGCTGCTCTTCCTTGTTTAGAAACATTACCCCAAATAGAAGATATATTTACAATTTTACCGAATCTCTTATTTATCATATTTCTAGATACAGCTTTACATATCTTATAACACCCAGTTAAATTGACGTTAATTATACTATTCCAATCTTCATCTTTAATATCACAAAAATTATTATTTGTATTAATACCAGCATTGTTAATACAAATATCAAAGGTAGTATTTTTAATTTTATTTAAAAAGGTATTGACTGAAGACTGATTGTTAAAATTTAAATCTTTAGTAGATGTGTATGTGATATTACCTTC